TCGGACTGCTGGCGATCGGCGTCGTGTTCGGCACCCTCAGCCTGGGCGGGCACTTCTGGTACGCGCTGATCGCGTCGTGTGCGCTGGCGGCGGCATGGCTGCTGCGGGTCGATGTGGCATCCGCAGGCTGAGTCGGATCCTCCCGACTGGGAGGGTCACTGGCTCACCCGACTGCTGATCCCGTGGGTCTACCCGCTCGGGATGATCGCGCTCGGCATCGTGCTGCTCATGTCCCGATGAGCCGGTAGCCGATCGACTGCGGGCAGATCAGATTGCCGGGGGTGCTGGTCTTGGTGGCCTGAACCTGCAGCTCCAGGGTTGAGGCGTCGAGGACAGCGTTGATGGCCTGGTCGTGGTTGACCCAGTTGCTGCCGGTGTCGGGGCCGGTGCCGGTCGAGAACGAGGCAACTGCGTTACTGGCATTGGCTGCGTCACGGCGCTGCAGTTCGAGCGTCCAGAAGGCCGAGCCGCTGCTGGTGCCGTTGATGAAGGTGGCGATGTGCCAGGTGGTCAGGTACATGCCGAGCTCCTGTCGCACGGGCCACCGTCCAGTGCCGCCGGAGGCCGACAGGGAGGCTGCCACGTCCACGAACCCGATGCCGAGATCGAACTCCTGGAGAGTCAACCAACGGGTGCCATCGTAGAAAAAGAGGCGATTCTGGTCGGTCCGATAGAACAGGTCGTCGGCCGTGGGCGAGCCGGGAAACGAGGTCCCCTCCGGCACGCCGCTGCTGGCGGGATCAACGTAGAGGTGCGTGCCAGCCGCGGTGTTCCACACCGGGATCTTGCCATTGGCGCGGTCGGTGATATCAACGTCGATCAGGCGCACGTCAGCCATCGGTCACTCCTTATGGGTTGTAGGGAACGACCGCGAAGTCGCCCACATCTGGGTCAAAGGCGAGAATCGCCTCTTCGCCTGCCGTCACACCGGCGCTGTTGTAGTACGGGCCATCGGCGTCGTATCCCCAGTTCGAGGCAAGCGAGATCACCACGTCGGCTCCCGAGTCGTCGTAGGTGGGCGTTCCTGCGTCGACTGTCAGCAGCCTGCGACCGGCTGCGGCAACGTCTGCCCCGAGCTCCTGAAGCGCAGCCTCTACCTCGGTCCCAGTGAAGTAGCCACCTGCATCCGCGACCGACACGGCCGAGGCGTCGTGGGCATCGGCGGCGTCGGCTAGGTGATCGCCGATCCCGGTCGGTACATCATTGCCGGGGAAGGCCAGCGTCTCGGCCAGCGCATCGGCGAAGAACTGGTGACCGGCGGCAGTGGGATGCACCAGGTCAGCGTTGATCAGGCCCAGCGTGGTGGCCGGCGCCACCGAGCCCATCCGCTCGTCGATGTTGACGAAGATGATGTCGTCCGCGGCATCCGCCAGCGCGACCATGGCCGCGATGTAGTCGTCCCACGACTCGGCCGGTGGGCTAGGGTCGGTTGGTTCGAAGCTCGCCATCAGCACGAACGAGGGGTCGATGGTGCAGACCGCTCGGATGTCGCTGATGATCTCCGCGATGTCGGCGGAGAAGGAGGCGGACGAGATGTCGTTGCGCCAGTCGTTGACGCCGAGCGTGATGATGACCAGATCGGGCTGCACCGTCTCGAGGCTGTCGAGCCACACCGACGAGGCGGTGTAGTCGGACGCCTTGTAGCCACCGTGGCCGGCCTCCCACATGCGAATCCCGGCCGCCTCGTCACCGTCGTAGACCATCACGCCTTCGACGATGGCGGTGCCCGACACGCCAGCGATGACGATCTCATGAGTGCCCACGGACAGGCCGGTGATCGAGGTGACATGGCCGCCCTCGGTGGTACCGGCCGTGCTGACGTTGGTCGCGCTGCCGCCGTCGATCGCGTAGCTGAACGTGCCGCCGCCGGAGACCTGCGCCCACAGGATGTCGAAGGCGGTCGCCTCGAACTCGGCGGTCAGGCTGTCGCCCGATTGCAGCTCTGCCGAGCGGCGCCCCAGCCCGTAGGTCGTGTTCAGGACGACGCTGCCGCCCTCGGTCCAGGCGGTGGCAGTGGTGCCGCCATGCAGGGCCGCACGGTAGCCGACCCCGCCGGTGATCGAGGCTGGCTGCGTGTGCCCGCGCAGCTGGTCGAGCAGGCGTGAGGTCCAGCGGGCAGGCAGAGATCCCGCGATACCACCCTCGGTGATCGAGTCGCCGATGGCCACGATGTCGACCGGAGTGGTAGCCCGCTTGGCGCAGGCAGCGCGGAAGGTGAGCAGCTCGGGCGCGGTGAGGGGGACGCTGCCTGCCTCGTCGAGTATCTCCTCCAGCGCGGCTTGCACGTCGGTTGCAGCGATTGTCTCGAATGGCACGACGCTGACGGCGCTGGCGGGATGCGACTCGGCCGCATCCCGCAGCAGCAGCTCGTCATGGGTATGACCGTGGTCGCAGCGCGCGGCGGTGGAATCGGTGCCCGAAAGCCCGGTCCCTTCCCATAGCTCGAACTGCTCGACGTCCCAGTCGGCGGTTCCCCCGCTTACGGCCCGGAACAGCCAGTAGCGATAGGAGACCGCAGCAAAGAAGGTCCGTCCGCTGTCGTTGTAGGCGAGCGGGCCAGTGAAGGTCGTGACCAGTGTCCAGTCGTTGGCGGCCGGATCAGCGACCAGCTTGCCCGTGGGCAGCCACGTCCACGCCGCCGAGTCGTTCGAGCCGTAGATGCGAACCTCGGTCGCGACGTTCTGGATGGTCGGGGCCAGTCCACCCTGCTGCAGGATGCGGTATTCGTTGGGCGACCGTGCCGTCCCCATATCGCCTGCCCAGTAGGCTTCCGCAACACCGATCGCAGGGTCGCCAGAGCCCTCGCCCCATGGGGTGTCGTCGTCAGCATCGTTGGCGTTCGTCGCCGGTGCGCCGGTGTCCCCGGTGCTGGATGACTTGAGAGAGCCGATGGTGAGCCCGAACAGGCGATCGACGGCGCGGTCGCCGCACAGCCGCGGGTTGGGCGGGTGGGTATGTGCTCCGACCGGCTGCACCTGGAAGGCGCGGGACTCGAGGCTGCTGAAAGCACTGCCCAGGTCGATCCATGCATCCCAATCGCTGCCAGGACGTAGCTTCAGGCTGATAGCGGCAACCTTCTGCTCGGTCTCATCCCAGTCCCATTGGCCGGTGCCGTTGTGCAGCGTACCGGTGTCGTCTAGCAGGATGTCCTCGAAGGGCAGGTAGGAGCCGCTGGCCGGGTCAGTACCGAGCACCATCCGCAGGCGCACCGTGTCGCCCGCATCCGCTCGAGCTAGCAACTGTGCGGCCCCGATCGCGGCCAGTGAGGCGCAGTTTGGATCGGTGACCTGATAGCCGCCCTCCCACACCAAGTCGGCGGCGGGGTCGTTGACCCACTGGAAGATGTCGCCATTGCCGACCAGCAGATCCGAGCGCTTGATAAGCGCGCCGATGCCGCGCTTGGCGTCCGACTTGATGTTGCCGGTGGCGATCGTGCCGTCAGTGGGTGCCTGGAAGCGGATGACGTTGGTGCCCCATGCCACCCCCGTCCGATCCCGACCATGTGCGGTGGCTGGCCAGGCCGACAACTCGAAAGTGTCAGGATCCATCGAAATGTAGAGTCCCGCCGCCATCAGGCGCTGAATGATGGAGAGCAGATTCTCGCCAACCTGGGCGGTGATCGAGTTAGTGCCAGTCCATGCATTGCCGTCGGAATCGAGCGTCTGGCTGAAGGTGAGCGTTACATCGGCGATCGGGGCCTGCGGACGGTTGGGGCTCTGTGCCTCGCTGATCATCCGCCACAAGATCGCGCCGAGCGTCTGGTCGGGGAAGTACCAGATCCCCTCTTCGGGGCCGGGCAGATCAGGGTCGGTCAGCGCGGCGTACACCCCAGCCGGTCCCGGCGTGGCGATTGTCGAGTTCCAGCCGATGATGCTGATGCAGTTGGTGCCGACCGTGAGCAGTGCGGGATTGATGCCGAAGGTGAAGATCGACTCGTGCTCGAGCGGCGGTTCGTCATTGGCCCCCCGCTCGTCACCACCCACCGTCGCCACCAACGTGCCGTTGATGTAGACCTCGCAGCCATTGTCGGCCGTGACCAGCAGGGTCGGAGCGGCCGGCACCGTCGGCAGCTCGAACTCCTTGCGGAAGGCCCGCTCCTCGCCGCTGCCCTGTTCGCCTGCATCCTCCCAGATCCAGCGTGCGCTGCAGCCATCGAACCACCTGGAATCGGTGACCCGCACCGCGTTCGTATAGGTGGAGTCATCGAAGCCGACGTCATGCCAGCCTGCCGGAACGCTGCCGCTGGCCGTCACCTTCCAAGCGGTGGAGGTCGCGATGCTGGTGAGATACGCTTCGTCGGCTGCGACGGCACGGCCCAGGTAAGACAGGGCTCCCGCGCCTCCGAAGTTCAGCTTCTTGGTTGAGCGCTCGGTCAGCGCCTCGAACTGGCCGTTCTCGAGGAAGAAGCCGCCGACCACCTTCTCGCTGAACCCCGACAGGGTGGCCCCATCGCCCACCGCATCGTTGATGCGGACCACCCGGATGTACTGCATCCCAGCCGGGTCAATCGAGTCAGCATCGGTCGAGCTGCCGCGCAGGATGACCCGCCCGGAACCGGTGCCGTTAGCCTCCCCCTTGTATTCGGCCTGTTGCGGCTTCGAGAAGCGCCCTGTGCGCGTGCCGTTGACCGGATCAGCGCGGGGGTAGAGGTCGAAGGCGTACTTGATGGCCACCCGCTACGAGGCCTCGTCCACGGACCACTCGGGCGGGGAGTCGATGCAGGTGAACTGCAGGTCACCCTCCCAGGAGCGGTACCACTCCAGCTCGGCAGGGTCCGGTCCCACCATCCGCATCGGCCGGCAGTTGGCGAGGGTGGCAAAGTCGCCCACCCCGAGGCCGAAGTGCGGCGGGTAGACCGTGATCGTCACCAGCGCGGTGGGAACCATGACCGTCAGCAGGAGCGCGTAGCGGGTAGCGAGCGCCTCGCGGATGTCCTGCTCGGTCGAGGGGCTGGTACCGATGACGCCATCGACCAGCCCGTGCAGGGTGACCTCGCGGATGTCGGCGATCCACAGCCCAGCAGCCCGTCCCGATGCCTCGGGCACGACGTCGTCCTCGCCGCGGTAGGTGGCCAGCGACTGCAACCCGCCCTGGCGGAAGGTGAAACGCAGCCCGTTTGACGAGTAGTCGGCGAAGACCTCCTGGCTGGCGATCTTGATCCCGTCGGCCATTTACTGAAGCCTCCCATCGCCGAACCCACTCAGGTCATCGAGGGCGCCGATGAAGTCGTCACGCGTCTCGAAGGTGTACGGCACGCCGTTGACGCTCAGCTGCCAGATGAAGGTGTCGCCCCCGCCCTCCCGGATCCCGACTGAGGTCGCCGTGGCCTGGGAGGCCATCCCGACAGACGCCACCCCCGGCATGGTCGGCACGCCGATCTGCGGCACGATCGCCAGCGCATCGCCGACCGCTGCGACGCGGGAGTCCAGCGCTCGGACGCTGGCCTCGATGGCCGACCCGATGGCGCCCATCCACGCGGTTCCGATGCTGAGGCCCCCGCGCTCAGCGGCATCACCCTTCAGAGGGCCCCTAGTCGGCAGTGAATGACCGAGCCCGTCACCGGCCAATGCGATCTGGTATTCGAGATCAGTCATGCCACTGTGGATGCCGGAGATGATGCCCCTGATCCAGGTTGAGCCGATGGTGTAGCCAGCTGGCCCGAGATAGAACGTCAACCCAGTCAGTACCGTTGCCCTGACAGCATCCAACGCCCGAGAGGTCTTCTCGTTCAGGGCACCCTGCGCGATGCCGCGGATGTAGCCAGCAAGGGCGGTATTGCCCTGACTTTCCAGCACATCGGCCAGATCAAACTCGTCGGCGATGTTGGTAGCCGGAATCGTGCGGATGTAGGTCAGCAGCGCGTCCAGATTGGAGTTGATGCCAGCCTCAAGCGCCGGGTTGACCAGCTCCCCTGCCGCTAGCGCACCGGGCGCCATCAGCTCGTATTCCGCGAGCAGCTTCTCCACCCGTTCAGCGGTTTCCGCTCGAACCCTGGAGTCGTCACTACTGAGCCCGTCGGCAATCAGCTTGCTCGTCAGGATCGCCTCGATCTGGGCTCGCCGCTTGATGTCGGGGAAGGGGTGCAGGATGATCTCCCACATCTCCTCCGCCGCGTCAGCCAGCTCGGTCGGGTCAGCTGAGAGGGAGGTGGCGAGAGCGTGGATCATGTCGGTGCCGGCCTTCGCGGCATCCTCGACCGCCTTCTGCAGCGCCTCATCGATGGGAGCAAGAGCGTCCTCAGCCGCGTCACGGATGACGAACTCGCCATCGACCAGCTCGGCCGCCACGTTCTCGGGAATGGCCTTGGCGCTGCGGCCGGCCTCGATCGCCGCCATGGCGACCGGTCCACGCGGGCCCCAGCCCCCGAACATGGCCCGGGCCGAGTCCTCCGAGTCGAGCCCGAGCTGGACCAGCGCCTTGCCGAGGTCGCCGGCAGTGTCATTGAGAGCATCGATCGCTTCGCCGGCATCTCCGCCAGCAGCCTCGATCAGATCCATCGCGTCGGCGACGGTGTGGCCACTCTTGAAGAACAGCTTGGCGGCCTTCTCGTTCCCAAGGAGCGCTTCGAGCTCCTTGAGGACCTTGGCGGCCTTGCGCCCGTACTGCAGCTCGTCGAAGAAATCGGCAGCCGCGTCGCCGGCCGCCATCATCCCGATCGTGATCGCCGCGACGACACCGGCCAAGCCGAACATCATCAGCTTGGCGCGGGCGGCCTGAGTGGCCAGGGCGGGGATGCCCTTGGCGCCCACCAGGACGCCGACCACCTTGAGCAGCGCGCCGAGACCGGTCGTCAGCTTGCCCACGATCACGAGGACCGGCCCAGCGATCGCCAGCCATGCCAGCGAGCTGATGATCAGGTCCTTGGTGCTCTTGTCGAGCGTCTTCCACCAGCCCGCCACGCCGCTCACCGCATCGGCGACGTCCCCCAGTACCTCGACCACCATGGGCAACACATCGGTCCCCAGCTCGATCGCCGAGGCCTGCAACTTGGCCAGGTTGCGGTCGATGTCGCGCTGCGCCCCCTCGGTGTCGGAGTAGGCACCGCTGAGCGTGTCGAGCGCCCCGGCGGTGTCGGCGAAGATACCGTTTAGCTGCTCGGTGTCGAGTCCCAGCAGGGCGGTAACGCCACGCAGGGCGCGGATGTTGCCGAACACGATGGCGCTGGCATCGGCATTGCCGGCGAAGGCCGTCTCCAGCGTGCGCAGGGTGGCCAGCAGGCCCTCTTCGCGCAGCTGGCGGCGTAGACCGGCGGACGATAGACCCAGCCCCTCCAGTGCCTCTTCGGCCTCCTTGGTCGGCTTCTGCAGCGCCGCCATGACCTGACCGAGGTTGGTGGCCGCGGTGTCGGCCGAGATGCCGACCTGGGTCATGGCAGCCAGCGCGGCGGTGACCTGGTCGAAGCTGACACCGAGCGAGGCCGCAACCGGGACCACGAAGCCGATGACGCCGGCGAAGTCGGACGCCTCGGCGGCGCCGTCCTGGATGGCGGCGGTGAGGATGTCGCCCGCCCGGGCGGCGGACAGGTTCTCCTTGCCGTAGGCGTTGATGACACCGCCGAGGGTCTTAGCGATGTCCTGCGTCTGGCCCATCCCGGCGGCCGCGGCGGTGGCGCTGATGCGCAGCACCTCCATCGCCTCGTCGGCCTCGAAGCCGGCGGACGCGACGAAGTAGAAGGCCTCGGCCAGCTCCTGCGGGCTGCGGCCGATGTCCTGGCCCATCGCCACGATCTCTTCGCGGACGCCGGCGATCGCGTCCTGCGGCACCTTGGCCAGGCCGACGATGCGGCGCATGGTCGTGTCGAAGTCCAGCGCGAAGTGGGCGACCGCCCCGCCGGCGGCTAGGATCGGCACGGTGACGTTGGTCACCATCGCGTTGCCGACGCCGCTGATCGCCCTGCCGGCCTTCATCAGGCTGGAGCCGGACTGCTCCGTGAACCGCCCGGCCGCGCGCGCGGCGCCGCTCAGCTTCGAGTGGAAGCGCGAGTCATCGATGTCGAGGTCGAGCACGCTCCGCCCGAGCGTGCTGTTGCGCCTAGCCATCCGGCGTGACCTTCTTCACCCTCTTGATGCCGATGCCCAGGCCAGCCATGTGGGCCGCGTACTCGCCCGGCCCCTTCGGACGGACGGATGGAACCCGCTGCCCCATCGCGCGCTGCCAGCCGGCTGCGATGCGCCGCCCCTCGCCCTTCCTGAGCGACCCGGTGCCGACCGCGATGCGGTTGGCAGCCAGCAGCGACTCCTCTGCGCTCAGGCGCGGCAGCTGCTCGGCGTAGGCGTTCAGGAGCGGGGTGGGCATGCTCAGCCAGTCGCTCCAGATGTGGCCGGGGTAGAAGCGGCTGAGCCGGGGGAGGAGTCGTCCGAGGTCGAGGGGCTCTCGGTCTTTGTCTGCTGCTGCGGCATCCTCCCCGTCACCGCCGCCGGAAAAGTCAGGAGCAGCTGGAGGTGCTGCTCGAAGGTCAGGCCGTCGAGGACATCACCCGGCGCGTCGAGGATCATCCCGGAGCACTCGCGCACCAGGCGCAGCATCCGCTTCTGTGCCGCGCGATCGTCGGGAGTGGTCATCAGCCCGCTCGCTTCGGACTGCAGCCGCTGCAGCTTGCTCAGCGCAGCCAGGCCGAACTCCGATCGCAGCCGCATCGGGTACAGCTGGCGGGTCTCGACGTAGCGCACCGGGAACCAGCGCAGCAGCACGTCGAAGTGGCGGTGCTTCAGACGCTGCCACCAGCCGTTGGGAGCATTGCGGTTGATCGTGACTAGGGGCCGCTCGGGCTCCAGGTCACCGAGAGTGAGGATCGGCTCCGGCATGGTCTCTGCTCCTTCGCGAGCTCTGACGTGGTTCACGGATGAGGCGGATGCCGACGCGCAGGCAGTCCGCTTCGAGTCGTTCGAGGTCCCTGAGCCGGCGCGCGGCGGCCTGGCGGTGAAAGCGCACGTCGGCGAGGATCCGTGCGCGCTCGATGGCCGCCGTCTCCGGCGTCAGGGTGTGGATCACCGCTTGCCCAGGCTGAACCCACGGCGGTCCGGAGCCGGGACGTTCTTGCTGAGGGCAGCGGTCAGGCGGAGAGCGCGACCCGAATCGACCGGGACCGCGCTCACCACCTCGCCCACCTTGCCCAGCTTCCCGTACCGCACGGGTCGGCCGAGCAGCTCCAGTCCAGCCCGTGCCGTCCAGCGACCGTCAGACGGCGCCCCCAGGTGGAAGGTCACGAGCTGCCGGCTCATGTGCCGGAGTCAGGGTCTTCGGCCCGAACCACGCCGAACTCCTCGCCTGCGGCGGCGTCGGGATCGACCAGCGCCACGAACAGGAACTGCAGCCCCGCCGGCGTGCCCTTGAGATAGACGATCTCGGGAGCACCCTCGGTGTAGCAGCGCGGGATCTCGTACTGCGCCGAGAGCGTGTCGTCATAGGGCGACGTGCCCACGATCAGCAGAGCGGACTCCGGGATGCTGAAGCCGCGGTACAGGCCCATCACCCGCTCGCCGCCCGAGTCGGTCACGGTCTGCTGGCTGAGCGCCTGGGCGTAGGCCTCGAGGGTCAGGTCCCACAGCGTGAACTCGACCTCGCAGTCCTCTTCGGTGCGAGCCGCCTTGATCGGTCCGGTCGAGCCGGCCGGCCGAATGCGGTTGACGCTCTGTGGGTGCCGGACGGTGACGCCGTCCTCCCCGTAGGACTTGTTGCCGTTGACGCCGAGCTTCACCCAGCCGGCCCCCGGCGCCGCGCCGAGTGCAGGGAAGGCTGTCCCGACAGGGGCCCGCCACACGACCTCGGGCCCACCGATCACGATGCTTGAGGGTTCGATGACAGCACCGTTTCCTTTCTGTGGCCCTAAGCCACGCTCACGTACTCCTCGGCGAAGCTCGCCGCGTAGATGCCGACCACGACGGGACAGTCCACGTCGGGGTCGACGAAGTTGATGGGGCCGCCCTCCACGGTCACGTCGTGGACGAGGGCGGTGCCGCCGGTCAGCGACGCCCGCACCCGCGACAGCGCCTTGAGGTACTTCTCGGCGGTCAGCAGCACCTGCATGGCCTGGCTGTAGGTCGGCGCATAGCTGAGCAGGTCGAAGCGGGGTCGGCTCCACAGCGCCCGGCTGCTGTCTCCTCCCGACGGCACACGGCCAGATGGCGATACCAGCAGGAGCTTCACCGTGAGCGCCTTCAGGAGGGCCGCCCAGTCGTGGCCGATGTAGGTCGTGGCTGCCGCCCCGGTCTTCTTGCGCGGGTACTCGTAGGCGAAGATCGGCGCGCCCTCGGTCAGGCCCGTGATCGCCGTCTGTGGCAGCAGCAGCGTCGTCACGCTGGACTCGCCGAGCAGCACACGGCGGATGGCGTTGTAGGCATCGGGCTCGCTCATCCGATGCCACCCTTCAGGTACTCGACTTCGAGCCGTCCAGCGACGTCGGGGAAGTTCACATCGGCTGCGTTGCGGAGGGCCGAGCCGTTCTTGACCTCCAGGATCAGCAGGTGGAAGGCATCCCCCTCGCCACCGGTCACGTTTCCCCGGATCTGGCGCTTCTGGAGGCGCGCCGGGTTGGTGCCGATCGAGGCCTCAGCCGTGCCGGTCACGTTCTTCCAGCCGGGATGGTTGGCGCGGGCGTACTCGGCGGTGGCCTCGGTGGTGTGATCGATGGCCCGCTTCGAGGCGCCCTCCACGCGCTTCTCGAGCTTGTCGCCGAGCCAGTCAAGGTAGGACCGGCCGTACCGCTTGCGCGCTGCCATCAGCGGTCCTCCGCATCGTCGCTGTCGACGCGATCGAGCAGGTGCTCCAGCCGCTCGGCATGGGGCGAGGCCATGACCCGCATCTCATCACGCAGTTGATGCAGTTCCCACAAGAAGAGGCGGAAGCGGTCCAGATCACGGATACGAACCTCGACCACTGAGATGGCTGCCATCAGCTCGCTACCCGGGTCAGGCTCAGCTGCAGGTGCGTGCGCTTGCGGAGCACCGTGTCGATGTGCAGCAGACCGGCCTCGATGACGGTCCCGCGACGATCCTTGACGCTCGCGATGCGGTCCTGCTCGGTGACGTCGGCGCTGAGCGGGACCATCAGGCGCAGGTCAGTGATGACCGCGGTCTTCTCCTCGGTGACGGCCTCCTTCTCGGTGGATCCGTACAGCCAGCAGGCGAGGGCGGCGAGGTGCGTAGCCCAGGCGCCCGACGTCGGGTTGCCCGAGTCATCCGAGGCGCCGGGCGTGTAGCGCTCGATCAGTGCGCGCTGCGTCATCCGGCTGCGGGAGCTCATGCGAAGCTGATCCCGGCCGGCACCAGCTCGGCGATGAGGGCGTTGCGCTGATCCTGGTAGCCCTCCTGGCCGCCGCTGCGAGCGCCCATCGACTCCTCGGCGTAGTCGCCATCGCGGCGCGAATCGAGCCCGGAGAACTCGAGCGCCAGCTTGACCAGGTCGATCACCACCCGGTCGTAGCGATCGCTGGCCGGCGCGGCGTCGTAGGTGATCTGCAGCAGCCCGCCCCAGCCAACGCGGTACCCGGCCGAGAGGCGCTCCAGGAAGACCCCGCCAGACCGCAGCCGGTAGCCGTCGTCGTCCTCGTCGAGGGTGACGTCGGCCTCGATCACCTCGAGGATCACGCTGGCCGGCGGGTCGAGCGTGATGAGGGTCTGGCCGGTGCCGACCGCGTTGAGGAGGACATCGGTCTGCGGCCCGAGCCCGCGCGCGGCGATCTCGCCGACTGATCCCCGCGCGTAGGCCGCCAGGTCCGCATCAGACAGGTCCGTCTCGACGCCGCGGGCGCGGACGGCTGCGGCGACGGTTGCGTCGGAGGCGGTCCAGTCGATGCTCATGCCACCGCCTCGACCGGCTGCACGGAGCCGATGGTGCGCTGGTAGAGGTCCACCAGCCGCTCGAGCGCTGGCAGCTGCCCGTGGAAGCGCGCGACGTGCTCCATGCCGCGCAGCGCGTACTCGGCCCGCAGATCGGCGCTCTTCACCAGCTCACGCAGCGCGCCCAGCAGTGCCGCCTGGCTGGTCTCGTAGAAGGGGATGGTGCCCCACTCGCCGACCATCCGATCGCGAGTGGAGGCAGGGATCGGATGATTGACCGCCGCGGCCCACTGCGGGTCGATCCCGGCTACGACCGGCAGGCCCATGCCCCAGGCCTCGATCGCGTTGCAGCCGTAGCCCAGCAGCAGCTGGTCGACGTAGATGTCGGCGCTGGCCTTGCGCCGCAGGCATTCGGCCCAGGTGACGCGCTCGATCAGGTCGAGATGCACCGGCAGGCCTTCGTCCTGGAGCGTGTTGACCGCGGCGATCAGGGCGTCGGTGCCCTTCAGGGTGCGCATCGTCGGCGCGTGCGAGATCCGGACCCTGCCGTCATCTGGCCGACGGTGAGCTCGCCGCAGTGCGGCCAGCTGGTCGAGGTCGAAGGCGGTCGGCAGCCAGGTGATGACGTCCGGCGCGATCTCCACCAGGTCGATCGTGCTGGCAGCCTGCGCCCACCCTCCGCTGGCAGCCCGGGTCAGGAGGCGCTGCGGATCGGTCCTGAAGGCCGAGCCGTGGTGGTGCAGAAGGGTCGGCTTGGCGCCCGCATCCGAGAAGAGGTCATGACCCTGCGTGCGGTTGTTGAGGTGGATGACGTCCGCCTCGGCCCACAGGCGCCGGATCGCGCCGGCGTTGTTGGCGTACAGGATGTCCACCGGCAGGTGCTTGAAGGAGTGCGTGCTTCGCGTGACGGCCCGGATCGACGCGCCACCGTGCCGATCGGCGGCCGCCTTGTAGCGGTAGGCCTCTCCGTTCGGGTCGGCCCCCATCGAGAAGATCAGCGAGTGGATCACTGGATCGCCACCCGTGCCGCCTCGACCAGCGCCGGCGCGTAGTGCTCGGCCAGCTGCTGCCAGGGGTCGCGATGCTCCTCAACGCCCCAGTAGTACCAGAGCTTCGCGTAGGTGGTCAGGTGCGGATCCCCGCGGAAGCTGACGTGCTGGAAGCGGTTGAGGTCACGCAGCTCCCAGACCACCTCGCCGGCCAGGCCGTTGACGGTCGAGCGGTCGATGTTGCGGTTGATGAGGTCCTTGGCCGGCCGGAAGCCGGAGCGCTCCAGGCGGGATCGGGGGATCGTGTAGGGGCCGCCACCGTGGTTCGGCTTGATCTCCAGGTGTGCAAGCCGGTCGCGCGTCACGGTGCACAGGTAGGTCGAGGTGCGCACCGCGCCATCGGTGGGCAAGGGCGCGAAGTAGTCCGCCTGGACCCAGGAGTCGGAGCCGACTGGCACGACCCAGTCGGCTCCATGCGCTCCGGCGTACTGCATGCCGTCGTTGAAGCGGCGCGCCAGCCACTCGTTGTTCTGCTCGAGCGTATCGAAGCCGGCCGCCCGCGCCAGTTCGAGGTTCTCGTCGTCAGCCACGACGACGCAGTGGGCCTCGATGTCCATGGTGGCGAGCTCGACCATCACCTGGCGGCGCTGCTCGAAGCACACGGCAGATAGGGCGAATCGTCGCCACGCCGGGGTGACGAACCACAACTGGGTGACGGCCCGCTTCGCCACACTGCTCAGCTCTTCGAGCCCTTGGTGGCACGCGCCTCGGCAGCCGCGGCCGGATCGGCCACGACCTTGATGTTCTTGCCCTTGTAGCCAGCTACGCCACGCTCGGGACGGACGCGCTGCTTCGGCAGGAAGATCGGCCCCTTGGTGTCAGTCACTGCGGTACCTCTTTCGGTGGGTGCGCTGATAGGTGGGTAGACCAGCTCGGTGTGCCCGCACGCCATCTCAGGCGCCGAGCACACCGGGCAGGTCAGGGTCATCTCGGCTCAGCTCAGGTGCTGGCGGGAGCCCATTCGCTCAAGGTGATCTCGACAAACGCGGCCGGGAAGTAGATCGGGAAGGCGACCCGCTTCTCGAACAGGACCACCGCCAGGTTGCGGATGAAGAAGTCCGAGTGCTGCTCCGCGACCCGGATGGTCAGGGGCTCGCGATCAAAGATCGTGGCTCCTGCCCGTCCGCCGACCAGGGCCGTGCCCTCGCTCATCGCCTCGGACTCGACCCGTGGCAGCCGCCAGATGGGAGGCGAGTCCGGTCCACCGGTGGCGAACGGATCGCCGGCCCGGTAGCGGCCCTCGTTGTCCTTCAGGAAGTCGAACTCCTCGGAGTCGACCGGATGGACGATGACGAAGGTCGGCGGGATGCGGCCCGTGCCGGTGCGCGCCAAGCGCCGTGCCGTCCGCACGCCCTCCAGGTTGGCGAGATCGCCAAGCCCGGTGAGGTTGAGCGTCTGGAGCCCAGTGTTGCCGTCGTCGAGGATCCCGATCAGGTCCGGCGCGGTGCCATCCCCGTTGAGGAACTGGTCCTCTTCCTCGAGGGCCAGCATCAGCGCGCCCTGGTTGTCGATCAGGGCCCGGATCTGCGACACGTCAGACAGCGCCTGACGGGTGACCGCCATCCAGGTCGCGATCCAGGTGGCGCGCGCGGTGCGCTCCTCCAGGCGGATGCTGGACTGCGGCTTGGCGCCGTCGCTGGCGCTGGTGGCCTGCGCGACCGCGGCCGCCGCGTTGTCGAAGCCGACCTGCGCGACGTACTCGATCGTGTCACCCGACGGCATGTTCTCGTTGGCGAACAGGTCGCGGACGGTCAGCGGCCGCTGGGCGAGTGCCAGGATCCCAGGCAGGCGGAAGTTGGGCACCACCTCGGACCCGCCCGAGCCGGTGTGCACGATGTCGGTGGCAGCGGCTCCGAAGCGGACGCCACGACTCCCGACCACGACCGGGCTCATGCTGAGCTTGCTGCCAGGGGTGAGCAGCCCGGGGCTGTCGATCAGCGCCTTGTACTCGGCCGAATCGACGAACTGCTCGCCGGCCGACTTGCGGGACTTGGCGTCGATCTCAGTGCTGGCGAACTGCATCGGCTCGCCGGTCAGCTTGCCGCTGTAGTACTGCCACGCCTGCTCGGCGGTGGAGACGTTGCCCTCGGTCTTCTCGGCCGCCGCACGCTTCGCGTCCAGCTCGGTGAACTCCGCCATGGCGGCGTCGAACGCGACCTGGTTCTCTGCGGTCGGCAGCCCGCCGTCCTCGGTGAGGTTGCGGGCCTCGGTCAGCTTGGCGAGCGCCTGCTCGCGGTACTCGATGGACTTGTTCATGACGGAGATACCTCTCTCGGTGCCAGCGCGTAGCTGCCGCGGGCCGCCGCCTCGAGCACGTCGAAGCGGGCATGTCCGCGCCAGTCGGCGCTAACGGGGGGATCGGCCTCCTCCGGCTGGTCCGTGTCGAGGTCCGTGTCAACGGTGCCGCCTGTGCCGATGCCCACCAGCGGAGAGGGGTCATCGGGAAGGGGCTGCTTGAGCGCCTCCAGGCGCTCCTCGATTTGGGCGGAGAGGGGTCGTCCCTCCTTCGCCCGTAGGCGCTCACGCTCTGCGTAGTGCGCTGCGATGCGGTCACGCTCCGATGTCCAGAGCGCCGCCTGTTCATGAATGGGGAGGGTTGCCATCAGGACGCCGATGGCCCGTGGTGCGTCGGCGGCCGAGAGAGCGCCAACGCCGAACGGCGCATTGATCTTGCCGACCATGCGGCCGACCGCCTCGTCGAGCGTCTCGACGCGATCGACGAGTCCTGCGGCCTGCGCCTTCTTGGCGGTGAAGGCCGATGCCTTCCAGTTGCCGGTGACCTGCGTGGCCTTGACGCCCCGGGCCGCGGCCACGTCGCCGACGAACAGGCCGTAGTAGTCATCGGCCATGGCCTGCAGCTCGGCCCGCGCCTCATCGGTCAGCGGCTCGTGCTCGTTGCCGTTTGCCTTGCCCTCGCCGGCGGTGATAAGGGTGACCTTCTCGCCGAGCATCTCGTCCTGGGCCGAGACATCGACGTGCATGCCGATCACGCCGATCGAGCCCACGATGGCGGATGGGGAGGCGATGACTTCGTCGACCTGGCTGGACAGCCAGTAGGCGGCGCTGGCCATGGTCGGGTTGGCGACGGCCGCCATCGGCTTCTGGCCGCGGGCAGCACGGATCTCGTTGGCCAGCTCGGTGATGCCCTCGACCGACCCGCCAGGCGAGTCGACGTCGAAGAGGATGGCGCCGACCTCGGGATCAGCCAGCGCGTCGCGGAACTGGCTGGTCAGCTGATCGACGCTGGTGCCGCCGCTCATGGCGCTCATCAGGTCCATGCGCTTGCTGATGACGCCGTACATCGGGATGACCGCCACGCCCTGGGCGCGGAGCCCGCCGCGGCGAGGGCCATTGGCGGCCGCTGCCACGCGCTGATCGATCTCGTCTGAGGTGAAGGCTGAGCCGGCGGCGCGCAGGCGCACGATCTCCTCGATCACGGCCAGCATGGCCGGCTGCAGAGCCCACGGGCGCTCGTAGACCGCCTTGGTGATCTGCGTGTATCGCTTGACCGCGTCGGACATGAAAGAACCTCCAAGCCAAGGGGCTCGAAGGTCCTCTATTCGTTCGCGGACTACCGCTCGGTGGCGATTCTGCCGCTTCGTCTTCTGTTGCGGGACACTCTACTCCAGCCTGTCAATCCGCGACGCGGATGATCGCCCCCTGGATCGCCGGCTGCTGGATGCTCCCTCCACCGTCGGAACCGGACGAGCCTCCACTCACAGCAGGGGCGATGGAGCCGGCGACGAGCTGGTGGACGATGCTCGTGGTGGCGGGCAGTGCACCTACCGCTGGGACCGGTACCCCCAGGGTGAGCGCGATTGGCCCCGGAGTCAACGCCAAGAGGAGGCTCAAGGACGTGGGCGTCACTGACAGGGTGAGGACGACCGGGGTGGGGGTGAATGTGATCGCTCCCTGGGACTCCACCGTCGCATCCATGACGACGGTGAGTGCCGGCACTGGATCAGGATTGAAGGCCAGCATCATGGCCAACGCGGATGCCGGCACACTCAGGACGACTGGAACCGGCTCGGGCGCCAACGCGACCGAGGTCTCGAGCGCTGGCCCGGGGACGCCGAGGACCACCGCCACCGGGTCCGGCGTGAGAGTGGTCGGCCCGCCTTCGACATCGACGACAGAGTCGGGAACACTCGTCAGCGCCTGAACTGGAGTGGGCGCGAAGGCGATCGTCAGGCCAAGGACTGGCTCTGGGATCGCCAGCGTCGCTGCCAGCGGGTCGGGCTCCAGCGAGAGTGTCGTCTCGATCGAAGGCGCTGGAACCGATGGAATGGTGGCGATCGGGTCGGGACTGATGGCAAGGATAAGAGCAAGCGTTGGGCTCGAAACTGCCAACGTGGTACTCACGGGATCCGGCGTGAGAGAGAGTGGCGTGGCAAAGGTGGGAGCTGGAACGGTAACGATCGTGGCGACAGGATCGGGCATGAGTACCTGGTCGGCCAGCAGCGATGAGGCTGGAACGATGGTTACGGCTGCCACCGGATCAGGGGCGAGGGCTAACGGAGTCGCCAGTGTGGGACCCGGGATCGTCGGTGAGACGACCACCGGATCTGGCGTCAGCGTCGTGGCTGGCGGTGCTGCGTCCGGCACTTCCAGTTCGGCCCACGACATCGCCCCACCGCGCCGGTTGGCAGGGCTACCACCGGAAGCCGAGTTGGTGACCCTAATCCGCAGGTCGGTGTAGTCGCTGATCGCCCCGGCCTCAGCGCCACTCAGGGTGTAGTCGGTTTGGGTCCAGGAGTCGGGGGCGGTGACGGCGCTGACCGCAGTGGCGATCAGGGTCGTGCCCTGGAACAGCTCGACCGTCTGGGTCAGGGCGTTGCCGCCGGTGCCGGGGTAGACCCCGCCGTCCACCTTGGCCAGCCGCACGCGGACGACGTGCCCGGTCGTGACGCCGGGGTCAGTTACGTTGCCGAGGCTGACCTCCAGCACGTCGGCTGCGTTGTCGTCGCCCCACCAGTAGTCGGCATCGGAAGCGGTGGCCTCGTCGATATCGGCGAAGCCGCCATTGCCGTTGTTACTGACGTCGGCGTCAGGACGCGCGAACTGGGCCACGGGATCCTCCGCCGGGGGCTAGGCGACTTGGAGGAGGCCCTCAGCGTTGACGGTCAGATTGACCGCGCCACCGTTGCCGTTGGCCGGAGTGAGATCCTTCCAGGCTATCGGCCAATCGTTGGCGGGGTTGCCGTCCACGAACGCGTAATACAGCATGCCCACCCAGTTGCGCGTGCCGGCGGCGACTGTGGCCCCGAAGGTTCCGTCGGCGTAGTCGATCTCGCTCCGGTTATTTGGATCGTCCTGGGTGATGGTCGAGGCGCCAAGGTCGATCTCGGTGTAACCCGAGCCGTCGTACTCATCCAACGTCGTGATCGCCGAGATCGTCGCCGCGTCCTGGTCGGTGTCGGCGGTCGTGTCCGACATGCACAGGATGGCGCGAACGTCGAGCGTGTCGAAGTCGGCATCGCCCTTCGCCAGCTTCTGCTTTGCCGGGGTGTACCAAAAGTCAGCCACGGTGAGTCTCCTTCTAGGCCGCGGCCATCTCGCCGCACTTCGAACACTTGATCTCGACGGCGCCCGGTGGCGTCGCGGGATCCCGTTTGGCGAGGAGGCGATTGCAGCCCGTGCATCGCACCTCGGACGACATGGCCAGCAGCGGCACTGGCTCGACGGTCGCGATCGCTCCGTTCCCACCGGGAAGGGCGAGTTGTCCGCGGGGGGGCGGATTCCCCCCAGCGGACACGGCGACGTAGTTGTTGGGCATGATGTAGACGTCGTCGTTGGGCTCGACCAGCAGACCGACCGCGCGCTTGAAGTCCGAGCGCTTGACCAGACCCTTGGTGGCGGCCGCCTCGTATCGCTTCCACACGCCATCTGCGAAGGCCTGCATGGCGGCGACCTTGCGCCAGTCGAACCAGACGTCCAGCCCCTCGCGATCGATCTGGTCCCGGGATGCGAACTCGGGCAGCAGCTGTACCTCGAGCTCTGCCGCGAACAGGCGATGGAGCGGGATGACGCCCTCGGTGTAGGCCGCCACGCGCGCCTCGCCATAGTTGGTGAAGGTGTTGCGGTCGAGCCCAGCGCCCAACTGGGCCACGCCGGCGGGGACGTGCAGGTTGGCCGAGATACGCTCCTCGGGGATCCTGCGCAGGGCCTTGAGGTCCATTTCGGTCGGCGACCAGGACAGGACCTTGATCGAGGTCGGAGCGGTCATCACCATCGGCTCGCCGCGCTTGTCGCCGCCGAAGGTGTCCTTGAACTTCTGCTTCACGCCCTCGGCGTCGATCTTTCCGGTCGCCAGCCCGGTGTTCTCCGGCGCCAGGATCACGCCCGGCACGCCGAGGTTGCGCAGCATGGAGGCGGTGAAGTTGGCCGCCTCGTCATCGGTGAAGATCTCGCGGAAGAGCGGCTCCAGCTGGTCGCGGCCCTTGCGCGGGTTGTTTGGGTTCAGGCCGTTGCGGAAGTGGACGATGTTGCGCTTCTCGACCCGGTAGGCGACCCCGTCGACGGTGTACCAGTACTCCTCGATGAACGAGGTCGGCTCGCGCTCGTCCCACTTCGGCTCGACCATGAAGGCCGGCAGCCACCACAGCGCGATGACCCGGCCGGAGCGGTTGCGGACCTTCATCCAGTACGCGTCGCCGCGGATGTAGTCCACGATCGTCGCCATCCACTGCAGGACGCCGGAGTAGACCTCGTTCGGCTTCTCGAGCAAGCGCAGCATCGCGCCGGGGCCGGTGGCCGCCGGCGGGTAGGCGATCTCGACCGTGTCCTCGTGGATGATGCGAACCGGCGCCTCGGGGAAGTTGGTGGCGATCCAGCCCACCACGGCGCCGACCGCGCTGTTCTTGAGCGGGTCTCCGACCTCGCTGCGGTAGTCGAAGCGGGTACGGTTCAGCAGAATTGACCAGGCGGACCGGGTGCGGAAGATGACGGCCGACAGCGTCGCAGCGGCACCGTTGAGCGCGCCGAAGCTCACCCGCCCCACGCCGCGGGCGGCTGCACCGATCGGGGTGCGATTGAGAGCGGTGAGGTCCATCAGGCGGCACTCCAGACTGCTGGCGCATCACCGTGTGCCAGCCAACGGTTGAGGGACATATCGAGCGCCACCATCCCGTCGATGCGCTCTGAGCTGTGTCGCTTCGAGGGCTTCTGGTTGCCGGAGGCATCGGTCTCGACCTCGACGTTGCCAGCCATCCAGCGCAGGATCGGATGGCCGCCGTGCCGCATGGCGTGATCGAGCACGATCTTCTCGAGCTCGCGCCAGGCCGGGCCGAGGCCGGCATGTGTCTGCGGGATGGCGGTGCATGTGGCGCCGTCGGCCATCAGCTCGGTGACGATGTGAGTGGCGTTCCAGCGGTCGAAGCCGATGTCGCCGATGACGTAGGTCTCGGCCAGCGCCAGCACCTCGTTGCGCACGAAGCTGTAGTCGGTCACGTTGCCCGGGGTGGCGATCAGGTAGCCGTCGCGCACCCAGTCCTCATACGGCACCCCGTCGCGGCGTGAGCGCTCCTGGACGCCGACCTCCGGGCACCAGAAGCGGCAGATGACGTCGTACCAGTGATGGAGGCAGTCGGGCCGGTCAAGGCAGCCGTGCTCGACCTTGGCCTCGGGGTTCTCGATGCGGAACAGCAGGATCAGCGCGGTCAGGTCGTTGACGCTGGCCAGGTCGAGCCCGGCGTACCCGCCGGCCCCATCGGGGATCTGTGGCTCTGCATCGTTGGCGTCCCACTCCTCGATGCTGATGGCGCGCGTGCTGACCGCGGTCGGGATGTTCATCCGGAATCGGAGGAAGGCACCCATGGCGGCGGGGGAGCGCTGCGCCTTGGCCGCCTGCTCGCGCATCGTCTCGAGCATCACCGAGACGCCGAGGTTCGGATTAGCCTTCGGCCACACCGCCTCGTCGAACGGGTCGTCACCCTCGTCGAGGGTGTAGATGATGGCAAAGGTGGAGTCGTCGGTAGCCCGGCCCTCGATGATCGCGACGGCGTCCGCCCGCTCGTCAGCCCACACCGACTCGCGCTTCACGCCGGCGGTCGTGATCTTGACGATCATGGGCTGGGTCCGGGCGCTGGTAGCGGTCTCAAGGTTGTCGATCAGGTCGCGATCGTCATGGACGTGGAGCTCGTCGATGATCGCGCCGTGGACGTTGATGCCCTGGTCGGTGTCGGAGTCCTTGCCCAGCGGCTGGCACTTCTGCGCCTTCGCCTGGCGGGAGAGTGCGGTGGCGCCGATCTTGATGCGGCCGCGCAGGCCGAGGTTCTTGCGGACCATCTGGACCGCATCGCTCCATCCGATCTTGGCCTGGTCGCGCTTGGTGGCGCCGAAGTAGACCTCGGCCCCGGGCTCGTCATCGAAGAAGGCGAGCAGCAGGCCGATGCCGGCCGCCATCAGCGTCTTGCCGTTCTTCTTGGCGACCTCGACGTACACGTTGCGGAAGCGCCGCAGGCCATCGTGGCGCTTCCAGCCGAAGGCGGAGCCGACGATGAACTGCTGCCAGCCGCCGAGGATGATGGGGTCGCCCTCGGGGTGTCCGGACCGCGGCCCCCACTGGCCCTTGTAGTGGCGCAGCAGCGGGAAGAAGCCGATCGCCTTCTCGGCAGCTGCGCGGTCGAAGGTCAACCCACGCTCGTGGCCGGTCGCGAGGTCGGAGAGGTGCCGTTCGCACGCCTTGCGCACCAGGCGGCCCGCCACGATCCGGCCCGCCACCACGTCGAGCGCGTACTGCGTGACGGCGTCGGGACGCTCAGGCGGCACCATCCGCCGCCGTGCGCGAGGGGCCAGGGTGGAGACGGTCATACGATCGACACCGTCACATCGGGCTCGACCGTGAGCTTGCCCTTCAGCGGTGTCACGATCCGCCCCGAGGACAGCTTGACCTGGACGTCGTAGACCAGCCGGATCGTCCGCGCGGCGAGGGTCGACGTGTCGCCTGGCACGAGCTCGACCGTGGCCAGCCCACCCGTGTCGTCCGTGATCGTGATCCCGTCACCGACCGCCTTCTGGAAGATGGCGTCGGCATCGGCGTCGCGGATGTGGCGCTTGGCCGTCATCCAGATCTCGGCGCCGGTCAAGTCGAGCGGGGCATCGTCCTCGGTCACGGTCAGGAGATAGGTCTCGCCATCGCCACGGATGGCCTCGATGTCGATGACGACGGTCATGCCGCTCCTCCTACTGCCAGCGCCGACAGGATCCGTTCGTGCAGCGCCTCGATCCGCGGCCATGCCTCTTCCGGGTATCCCTCGCGCAGGTAGCCGGTCCAGGGGTAGGCATACCCGGCGCCGCGCAGCTGCGTGACCGGCTTCAGCGTGCCGCCGACCAGCGCCATGCCGTCGGGCACGTCACGGGTGATCGTCGTGTTCGCACCGACGAAGGCACCGATCCCGATCCGGACGCCAGCCACTACCACGCAACCGATGGCCAGCACCGCGCCCTCAGCGATGGTGGCCGGCGTTGTAGCGCGATTCGGCGGCGGAGGAAGGCGGACGTCGGTGATGTAGCAGTTGGCGTAGATGCGCGCGAAGTCCTGCAGCTCGCCCTCGGTCATCTCGCAGCGCCCGTGGATCCGCACATAGTCGCCGATGAGCCCGCCGCCCTCCAGCGAAGAGCCGGTGCCGATGCGCAGGTTGAGCCCCGCCTGGTTGCCGGTGCGCAGCAGGACGTGGTGCCCCGTCTCCAGGCCGGCCCCGTAGCTGGAGCCGCCCTCGACGATCGAGTGGCTGCGGACGATCGAACCGGGTCCCAGATCGAGGTAGCCGTGGTCGGAGCCGATGAGGCAGTACGCCTCGATGACGACCGAGGGGTCGATCTTGGTATTCGGATGGATGATGGCAGTGCGATGGATCATCGCGGGCCTCGCGCATCGAGCGTGCGCTGCACGGCCCCGGCGTAGATGTGGTGACCGGCTGGGCTGAGGTGGAGCCCATCGTCGAGTAGGAGCCGGGCGTCCTCACCGAAGACCGCCCGCACGTCGATCAGCTCGACGAATCCATCGGCGGCCACATCGCGCAGGATCCTGTCGTAGATCTCCACGTCCTCGGCGTGCTGGGGGCTGCGCGTGCTGGGGGTCATCGTGCACAGGAAGGGAACAGCGCCGAAGGCTGAGCAGCGATCCACCATCTCGCCCAGGTTGGCGGCGAAGGCGGGCGGGGAGACGCGTGGCAGGCCACGGTCGGTGGCCCAGCGGTTGCAGTCGTTGTGGCCGAACTGGATGACCACCACCTCCGGGGATCGTGCCTGGACGTCGGTCGGGAAGCGCTCGAGCCCCAGCCGGGTCGTGTCGGATGGCACGCCGGCCGCGACGACATCGTGACCCTCGATCAGGGCCGGCCACGCCTTCTCGCCAGCGGCGAGGTACTGGCCGAAGGTGATGCTGTCGCCGATCGCAACCACCATCAGTACGGCACCGTCTCGTAGTCCCACACCGGCGCCGGAAGGCCCGCGACGTCGTCCTCCTGGCCTGTCTGCTTCACCACCATCACCCGGTCGTTGCAGAAGGCGCGGCCGGCGAGGATGTGCTTCTCGTCGCGCTGCAGGGTCAGGTGCTCGACGTAGTACGGCGCTTGGAGTGGCTGGGCGTCCATGACGGGGTATGGCGCTGCGCCGAGCCGACGCACCGAAGGGGCGATGCCGAACGGAACCCACACCCGCGTGCCGCCCAGGATCCCGGTGTACCAGTAGTGGAACCGCTCCACGCGCAGCCCCGGCATCGATCGCAGGATGTGCTTGTGCTCGATGCGCTTCCCGGCGAGGCCCGCGTGCCAGTGTGAGGCGGCCGACTGCTCGAGCGATCGCTTCGGGTCCTTCGGGGTGTAGAAGGGCACGGTCAGCAGCACCACCAGCGGCTCGTCCGCGTACCACTCAAGCTCGGCGCGGGCCGCCTCGCGGTTGGCGTGGATGACGTGGTCGGCGTCGATCGGCACGATCCAGTCCGATCCCTCGGCCGCCCGCGCGAGCAGGAAGGAGCGCTTCTCGACCTGTCCGGCCCACAGGCGATCCGGGATGACCAGGTCGCACTCCAGGCCGACCTCGGCTGCCGTACTGGCGATGACCTCGGCCTGCTCTGGCGGACTCGCGATCTGCGCATCGGGATAGCGCCGATACGCCCCATCGACGGCCAGGATGCGGTCGGCGATGTCTGCTGCCCCGCGGACGCAGGCCGCCAGCAACTCGGGCGGTTCGTCGTACCAGGCCAGAGCGGCGGTGATCTTCATGGCTTCGCCGCCGTCTGCTCCCACTCTTCGAGCGGGTCGATCGGCCCGACGTCGGCAGCAGTCACCTTGGCCCGGGCCGCTGGGGTGAGCCCGAACTCCGTCAGCATCAGCTTCGCGCGACGCCACGAATCCGCGGCGATCGCGACCTCTGGCCGCTGGCGGATCATCAGCCCGGCGTCGCCATTGGTCTCGAAGGTGGCCCCTTGCTTCGCGACGACTGCTCGGGCGGCCATGTAGTCGGCCAGCGCGTCGCACAGCAGCCCGAGCGCCACCGGGTCGGCCCCGGTCAGCACCTGCATCTGCACCAGCAGCGGGCGAATCCGCTTCCACCACGGATGCGAGCTCGTGCGCAGCCAGCGCGGCGGCGCCTCCTTGGCACGAGCTGCTGGCGGCTTCGGCTCGGCCGGGTTGGCGCGATCCTTGCGGGTCGTGCCCTCGAGCAGCTTGAGTCGCGTGGGCTTCGGCGGTCGGCCCATCAAACCCCTCGGTGCGGCGATGCCGGGGCAGATGCATCCACCCCGGCTCCTGCCGCTTGCCCGCTACTGCGCCCAGTCATGGCGCGTCTGAGCGGGTGTTCATCGTGGGACGCTCCGCCATCCGGCGGCGGGCGTCCCGCTTGATCTCGTCACTTCTCGCCTCGAGCCGGCGTCGAAGCGTGCGTCGAAACGCATGCTTCGCCCACAGATGGTCGGCGATCACCAGCGCGGTGACCGCGAGCAGCACCAGGAATAGGAGGTGAGGGAGCGGGATCATCCCGTTGGCTCCCGAGGATCCCATGGCTGCGGGGCGGACGCATCCACCTTGACTTCCATCGCCGGGTCACCACCACTGGCCGTTACGGTTGGCGTGGTCAGGGCCTGTGACGCGCCGGCGGCCGATGCGGACTCCATCTGCTTTGCGATGCGGGCCGACTGCTGGTCGGAGAAGACGGAGTTGACGGCCAGCGTTGCCCAACCGATCAGCGCACCCTTCACCAGGTCGTCGAGCTGGAACGGGTACAGCACCAGCGCGTAGAAGACCCCACCGAAGACGAGGACGGCGTAGCCGAACGAGAAGGCTGTTCGGAGGGGCTGCTGCTCGGTCACTGGACGGCCAGCGCACGCCGAGCGGCGAGCAGAGCAGCTGCGATGGCGGCCTCGACGATCGCCTTCAGCCCGTCGGCTCCGAGCAGGTCGGTGCCGTCGCTGAAGACAGCGGAGCCGGCAAAGGCGACGATGAACACCGCCACGAAGGCTTCGATGAAGCGGGTGACGGTTGGCTTGGTCATGGGGTTCTCTCCTCCTATGCGAGTGCGTTCTTGGCGGCGCTGATCTTCTGGTTGGCGATGTTGAGCGCCGCACTCAGCGGGGTGGTGGCGGCCTGGACCTCTGCGCTGCAGTCGGCCGGCAGGGACACCTGCTCCCACGGCGTCTCGGGGCCGCAGGTGCTGGTGTGGAGGTAGTAGACCTTGCTGGTCTCGGGGCGCCAGTAGGCGTACCAGATCGCGTTTCCGCTGACCGCTTCACCGACCACCGTGCCCATCAGCGCCAGGTTCAGCACGCCACCCAACGCTCCACCGGGATCAGAGGCGATGGCGATGTTGGCCGGGTCAAGGCTCGGGGCCAACCGGTGGCGGGCGCCCTTGTTGACCGTCACCGTGCGGTTGGGCTTGGGGCTGAAACTGGGGTCCATGTCGTCCTCGTCCTCCGTTGCGCCGTTCTGAATCAGGAGCGGCCACCAGTCGACCTCGACGCCACTCGGGTCCTTGCAGCCGCCGTGGTCATGGCAAGCCGTCGCTCCGGTCGAGCCCAGGGTGCCGATACGCTGGCCTCGCACTACGGCCTGACCGAGCTTGACTTCGATGGTCGCCAGGTGAGCGGCGGCGGTCTCATAGCCGTTGGGGTGCTTGATGCGGACCACCTTGGCGTTGCCGATCAGGCCAGCCAGCGACACGATCCCGGGCCCCATGGCCAAGATCGGGTCGTTGCAGCGCCCGTTGCCGATGTCGATGCCGGGGCCTCGCCCCGAGGCAACATGCTCCGCGAAGGTGGAGGTCACCCGGAAGCTGCCGACGATGAGGGGCGAGCCGGGGGGCCGGATGGTGCCCGCCACGGGATTGCCGAAGGCGACCATCAGCGCGCTCCACCGCGTCCGTAGACCTCGTCGACCTTCTCGAGGTCCTCGGCGTCGTCGAGGTTGCATTCCTCGAAGCCGTGCTCGCGATGGAGCGTGTCGGTGCCGGGGTTGTGGTTCAGCAGGTAGGTCATTACAGCGCCTTCTCAACGGCCCCGACCCGGTCGCCCATGCGCCGGATCAACTTGCGGCGGTCGCCACCGGCTCGCCGCTCCCCTGGATCGTCCTCACGGCGATCCTCCCCGCGGCGTTCGCCAGGGTCGTAGTCGTGCTGCTCGATGCGCGGGGAGGTGTCGCGCGCCAGGCCACCGCGATCAGGACCCTGATGCAATGGATCGTCCTGCGGGCGGCTGCAGATCAGGCAGGAACGCGAGTCGTTCATGGGTAGCGGAACCGGTTGGTGAAGTACAGGACCAGCCAGACACCGCTCGGGATGCTGATCGCCAGGTAGGCCATCACCGCCAGCCCGAACTGGGTGGCGGGCGCGATCTCCCAGCCGAAGAGGTACGCCCCAGCCTGCAACGCCACCCAGGCGGCCAGCAGGAAGTCGCGGAAGGCGATGACAGCCCGCTCCCGGGTGGGCAGATGCTCCGAGAGGGCATCGGGCGCGAAGAGGGCGGCTACCGCCAGCGGCAGGATTGGGATCAGCAGCAGCACCCATGCCGCCGCGGTGACCAGGCCGGGATCGACTTCGTTCATCGGCTGAACACCGGCCACGGCGCGTAGTAAGCGGTCATCCGCGCCTTGCGCCGTGCAAAGGGGCCCATCAGCTCGTAACGAAACATGCCGCATTCGCAGCGATCCGCCTCGGGCTGGTAGGGATTGACCGCCGCGAAGCGGTGCTGGTGGACAGCCGCAAGCTCGTCAGCCGCCCGCCGCTTCATGGTCACCGCAGCACCGCCCGTTCGATGCGAGTCAGGCCGAAGGTGGCGGTCCAGGGCGTCCAGAAATGCAGGGTGTCGCGCAGTTGAACCTCGAGCAGCTGCCCGGTGAGCTGGCAGGTCGCCTCGTCGAGCGGCAGCCCGTAGACCTGGTTGGCCCTGCTGATCGCTACCCCGCACGAGTCGCCCGAGTTACTGGCCCCGGCGATGGCGCCCTCGGCCGCGGCGTGCGCCAGGCGCAGCGACATGAGCTGCGCCATCCCCACCCAGACGATGCCGAGGATCAGGACCAGCAGGATCGGCAGCATCAGCGCCATCTCGATCATGGCCTGGCCCTTGTGCTTGGACTTCGGCTTGAGGTGGATCGGGTCGTTCGCGGACGCCCCGCAGCGCTCACCGCCGCGGCCGTAGCCGCAAGCCAGTTGGGAGCCATGCTTCCGTGGCTGGAACGGATGCGGCTGATGCGGGTCGCCCCCTCGGTGCGACACGTCACGGCGTGTTCTGGATGGTCTGGCCGACGTTGCCGAAGAGCTGGGCGACCACCGGGCCCAGGAAGAGCAGGGCCACGATCACGATGGTCGCGATCAGGGCCAGCAGCAGACCGTACTCGACGAGAGTCTGGCCGCGGAGATCACGCATGAGAGCCTCCTAGGTGACGGCGAGGACAATGAGGACGAGCCCTGCCCAGTCCCAGGCGGCCACCACACAGCTCAGCACGACGAGCATGGCGCGGATCACTTGGGCTGCCATCGGTACAGACCCAGGCAGGTGAGGTTCCAGCCGATCAGGGCCAGCAGGGTGGGGACATCGGTGCGGCCGGTAGCGATGTAGACCGCCACCGTGAAGATCGAGGCCAGCGTCGCGACCAGGCGCAGCCGGTGCAGCTGGCCGTTCATCGGGCCGGGCCCTGAGCCGCGTAGCACAATGTCAGACGGGCGCCCACGGGGCGCACTCTACACCGTGCGTAGCCCGTTGGGTAGCCCGTTTAGCATCATCGCCAGCACGAAGTCAGGTGGCTTCGGACCATCAGGTCGCGGGTTCGATTCCTGCCGGGCGCGCCAAACTGAACACGATCTAGGCTCGTTGAGACCACTTGGGGCTACTCTGCGTCGGGCGCCGTTGCCCGTTCGGTGACCCGTTAGTGCTCAGCCACCCACGCCGCCGTCTTACCGTCAGCCGCGCGGACGTAGCGCCCAGGCAGCCAACCGGCCAGCGACGGCGCGACGTTGACGTTCCAAGTCTCGTGCCAGTCCGCCCTCAGCGCCGGCGCATCGGGCTTCACGATCCAGCCATCCATCGGTCCGCCGCGGAGCACGACCGAGTCAGGGACCGGATGCTGCAGCCCGGGGCCGCTCTTCACCATGCGCTTGACGGTGGCCTTCAGGCTGCGGCGCTGGGCGCGGTTCATGGTCACCCGACCATCCTCTCGACTGTTGCCACCACGGCATCGGGAACCGCGCCGGCCGCGATGTAGTGCTGCTTCGTGACGGTCGTCCGCGAGTGACCGAGCATGCGCGCGATCTCCAGCTCGGACACGCCGGCCTCGGCCAGGCGCGAGGCGTAGGTCGCCCGTAGCCGGTGGAACGGCAGCCGCGCGATCTTGGCCTGGGCGAGCAGCTGGTAGAGGCGATGCGTGACCCAGCCGCCGTTGAGTGGCCCGCCTCGCAGGTTGGTGAACACCGGGCCGGTGGAGGTCGGCACGAAGCCAGCCTCGATGACCGTCTCGCGGTGCCTCTGCAGCGCGATGATGACCGCCGGCGCCAGCGGCACCGCGCGTCGCGAGTGGCGCGTCTTCAGCTCGTCGCGGAGGTAGCGGCCGTCGCGGCGCACCAGCTCGCGCCGGACAGACAGGCGGCCAGCTACCAGGTCGATGTCTTCCCACGCCAGGCCGAGCAGCTCCCCTTGCCGCAGTCCGGTCCCGATGGCCAGTACGAACAGCGCCTCCAGGCGATCGCCACGGACCACGCGGAGCAGGCGATGGACCTCGTCCAGTGACAGCGCTCTCGGCTCCTCGACCGGGACCCGCGGCGCGTCGACGAACTCGCGCGAGGCCACGTTGCGGGTCAGCAGGCCGGCGCGGACCGCCATGGCCAGGGCGCGGCGCAGGACGGCATGCACGTTGCGCAGTGTCTTCGGCCCGACGGTGGCGCCGACGGTGGCCAACATCGACTCGACGTGCGTCGGCGACAGGTCGCCCAGCAGGACGCTCCCGATCGCCGGCCGGATGTGGTAGTCGATCGCGTTGGCGTAGGCGTGGCGGGTGGCGGGGCGGAGGTTGCGCACGTCAGCCACCCATCGCTCGAGGTACGCACCAACCGTCATCCGGCTTGCCGCGATCGGCCGTCGTTGTGCGCGCAGTTCGGCGAGCGCGGCGTGGGCCTCGGTGCGAGTGGCTCGCGTCCGGCGCACCTTTAGCTGCTGACCGCGTGGACCGATCGCCAGCTGTGCGATCCATTTGCCGCGTTCGCGGTAGACCGACCCTTGCCCGGGCATCCGTCGCGTCCTCATTCGGGGGTGATGATAGCCAGGCCTCCAACTCGTGCAGCAACGTGAACCAGCGCGGCCCGAGCTTTCGGCCCGGCAGGATGCCGGCGACCAGCCAGCGGCGCACGACCTCCTCGCTGACACCAATGCGCTGCGCGACCTCGCGGGGGGTGACGGCCAGGCGGTCGGTCACGGCAGCCTCTTGCCGGCGTGCGTGCGATGCCCGACGTGCCAAGCCCGCTCGCAGCCAAGGACCGGGCAGCGGTAGACGTTCAGGCTCGAGCTGCTGTCGCCGTCGGCGCGGATGCGGCGGATGGCGGCGCGCGCGGCGCTGCGGCTCGGGTAGGGGTACTTGCGGCAGGGCAGGTTCATGGCCGGAACCGCTCGTACATGCAGAAGCTTAGGTGGCGCCGGTGGTGTCGGCAGACCGGGCAGCCTCGGACGAGGACACGGATGCGGCGGACGAGGCGCTTCATGCCAGGTCCGCCGCGGTGACGGCGACGGCCAGCGCCGACCAGACGTCCTTCGACACCCCGTACAGGGGACCCGGGGACGCCTTCTTGCCGATCGCCGAGCTGCCGCCGTAGCGGTCGATCAGCGCCTGGCGGATGTTGGTGTCCTTGGCCCGAGCCGAGCCGCACAGGTTGAGCTTCACGGCGCGGCGGCTGACGCGCTCGAGGATCAGCTCGTGGGCCGCCTCGGCGAAGCATCCGGACCAGAACACCGTCTCGAACACCTCGGCGCCGACGGCCATGCCGAACGACTCGACCTTCTCGATCGCGATGTGGGTGACGTCCGGGGCCAGCTCGCCATCCTCGCCGCGAAGCAGGAGGAGGAGCGAGAGGTTGTCCCAGATCCCGAAGCTGCGGATCCCGCCGGCGGGGCCAAGGACCAGCCAGGCCGACTGCACCGGACCCGGGTCGATCGCGAGGCGAATGCGCTCAGCCATTGGGGCGCACCGGCTGGTAGGGCGGTCTGGCGAGCCGCTTCCGCAGCCAGCGACCGAGCCGGGCCAGAAAGCTCGATCGTTTCGACGGTGCGATATGCACAGCGGCGGT